AGTAGAAGCCATACAGAAATCCCCCAAGTCTGTATGAGGTCTACGTAAACTAAAAACGAATGGGAGAAGGACCTATGTCCAACTACGACTACGAAGATGACGACTTTGATACACCATCTAACGATGGTAATGATCTCGTCAAACAGTTGCGAAAAGCAAATAAACAAAAAGAGAAAGAACTAGCTGAACTAAAAACTCAGTTTGAATCTATCTCTAAATCCAACCGTGAACGAGCAATCAAAGATGCGCTTGCTAGTCGTGGGGTAAACAGCAAAATTGCTGCATTTATCCCACAGGATATAGACCCAACTGAAGAGTCTGTATCTAAATGGCTGGAAGATTATGCCGATGTATTTGGCTATGAAACCCAGTCAAACCAGGCAACACCTAATGTAGATCCAAAGCAGGCTGCTGCATATCAGCGGATGACCAATGCTGTAGAACAGGGAGCTACTCCTGAGTTCCAAGCAGACATTCATCGTAAGTTAATGAATGCAAACAGCCGTGAAGAACTGGATGAAATTATTAGGTCGTCTGGTCTCTAAGACCGAACCTATCCGAAAGGTAAGATAAATGGCAATTCCTACAGGTACATTGACACAAATTTCGTCAATGCAAAACCTTGTACAGAGTGCGTACGATCAGTATGTTCGTATGGCTCTTCGCTCCATCCCAGTGATGCGTGCGTTGGCTGATGTTAAGCCAGTACAGCAAGCAATGCCAGGTTCGTCAGTTGTATTCTCCATCTACTCAGATCTCTCAACAGCGACTGGTACATTGACAGAAACTTCTGATGTTTCCTCCATTGCTCTTGGTAACCCTTCACAGGTTACTGTAACACTTAATGAGTACGGCTCAGCCGTAACAACAACCAAGAAGTTGAACCTAACTTCTTTCAACGATGTTGATTCAGCTCTTGCTGACATCATTGCATATAACGCTGCCGATTCTATTGATAGCGTTGTAGCATCCGTTCTTACTGGTTCCACTGGAACTAACGTAATCTACGGTGGCGCAGCAACTGGTACTAACTCAATCACCTCTTCAGGTACCATCACTGCAGCCAACATCCGTAAGGCTGTTGTTCAACTTCGCAGCAATAAAGCAATTCCTCGTATCGGCGAGCTTTATGCTGCATATCTACACCCACGTCAGTCTGCTGACCTCCGTGCCGAATCAGGCACTGGTGGATTCCAGGATCTAACTAAGTTCGTTGATAGAACTCCGTTCGTTGCTGGAGCAGTTGGCGTTCTTGAAGGCGCGTTCATTGTTGAAACGCCTCGCGTTCCATCTGCTGCAAATACACAATCACCAGCCGTCACTGTTTACTCAGCGATTGTTGCTGGTCGTGAAGCACTTGCTGAAGCAACCGTTCAAGATACATCAGTTGTAATTGGTCCAGAAATTGACGCTCTGCGCCGTTTCCGCACCATCGGCTGGTACTACTTCGGTGGTTTCGCACGTCTTCGTGAAGCGGCTCTATACCGCATTGAGACTGCAACTTCTATCAACTAGTAGTTGATTGACTATCGGGCAGGGCCTAGAAATCCTGCCTGGTGGTGAGTTAATTTTGAAAGGAAGAAATGCCCTACACATTAACAACACCTTGGCGTTGGGAAACTTGGGGAGCTGATTACACTCAGTTCACTCCATACGCTCGCCTTGCTGGTAGGCCAATAACTGGTGGTTCAATAACAGGAACTATCAATCCATTCCTTACTGATATTCCTCGTGGTTATACATTCATAGTCAATGGAACTACTGTTACCACAGAGCAGACACCAAGCCAAGACACACTGGCTGCTGCTGATTCATACTACCTTGGCGGAACTACCAATACAATCAGTGATGCTGAAGCTCAGATATTTATAGACGCAGGATACTCGGAGTACCTTACACAACTATGACAAATTCTAATTGCAGATCTGGTTGCAAAACCCAAGACCACAAATCTTATTCTGACTGCCTACAAGAAGCAAACTTCGGATTTACAGGATGCTTTCCTACTAGACGAGGTTGGGATAAAGACAAAGAAAAGAACTGGGATAAAGAATTGGATTCTTACTACTCTGCTGTAAGGCAGGGAGTGGAACCAATATCCACCAAGAAAAAAGATATAGACGCAGCAATGATGTTATCTAATGAGGCTGGTAAAGCCTTTGACGGAAACACACTAATGTTCAAGGAGAACTAAAATGCCAACAAATGACCCAAAGCAATATGACAGCAAGTATGTTGCAGAAGAAAACGAATACCTACCTTGGCCTTCTGATACCAACGATAAGCCTTTTATGACCTATGACAAGCTAATGACTGGTGCTCCAGGAAAGCCTGCTAAGTAGTGTCCTCTGGACAACACAAGACACACCGAGGCTTCAACTCTGTTCAGATTAGAAACGGATTGATTGTTAGACTTAACAAGAATGGCACAGTCCGTGCCGTCTTAGGAAAGTACGGAGAGTATGGAAAGAAAAACAAAGCGTGATTCGCGTCTTGCAAGAGCTGGCGTTGCGGGCTTCAACAAACCCAAGCGTACGCCTAGCCACCCAACTAAGAGCCACGTTGTCGTTGCCAAAGAAGGATCTCAAGTCAAGACAATCCGATTCGGACAACAAGGCGTAAGCGGCGATAAGCAACCTACTGCTAGACAAAAATCGTTCAAAGCAAGACATTCAAAGAACATAGCCAAAGGCAAGATGAGCGCCGCATACTGGGCAGATAAGGTGAAGTGGTGAAGAAGAAACCATTCTGGGAAACAAAGAACCCAAAGAAGACATCAAAGAAATTAACTCCTGCACAAAAGAGCGCTGCTAAAGCTCGCGCTAAAGCAGCGGGTCGTCCATATCCTAACTTGATAGATAACGCAGCAGCAGCAAGAAAAAAGAAGAAGTAAGGAGTAAACAGTGGCATTTGGTGTTGCAGGTACAACTCTCAACTCAGAGTTAAATCGTCTAGCAAATGGCGGAACTTATCGGACTGCTGCAAATATGGTTGATAAGGCCAAGGCAGCCCAGCAATGGGCAGCGCAACGAAGTGTCACTCTTACCGTAACAGATACTGTGGGGGTGTTAAATCAAATTGCTGGCAACACTGATAAGAGCAAGTGGCTGGATTTTAACGGTGTATGTAATCAGCTCGCTTCTACTTCTGGCTTACCTGCAGCGGCAGCTCTCAGAGCGGTCTCTACCTGATGAGTGCGAAATATAATCTGGTCATTGACCAAAACACAACATTTAATTTTCAGTTCGTTATTCAAAATGACGGAGTGCCTTGGAACCTAACTGGCTATACAGGGACTATGACAGTACGCCCATTCGTTGGTGCATCAACTACAACAATAGTTGCCTCTACTGCTAATGCTCGTATGACTCTAACTCCTGGTTCAGGTCGTATAAATGTAACTCTGACATCTGCTTTAACTGGCGCTATCACTGCTGGTAGATACGCCTATGATTTAGTTTTAGATTCTGGCTCAGTACAAACAAGGATACTTGAAGGCAAGTTCATAGTGACTGGAGCAGTAACCACATCGTGACGACTTACATCATCATTGAATCCATCACTCCACAAGTATCAGTAGAGTTATCATCAGATCAAGGACCGCAAGGTCCTGGTGGTGCTACAGGCCCAACTGGTTCTACAGGACCTGCTGGAGCTACAGGTTCTACAGGCGCCACAGGCGCAACAGGACCTACTGGTAGCACAGGTGCAACTGGTTCTACAGGACCAACTGGACCAACAGGTCCTACTGGTAACACTGGACCTACTGGTCCTACTGGAGCTACAGGAGTCACTGGTAATACTGGAGCCACAGGAGCAACTGGTCCTACTGGCGTTACTGGTCCCACAGGCGATACAGGCCCAACAGGAGCAACTGGTCCAACAGGTGTAACAGGTCCACAAGGCGTAACTGGAGATACTGGTGCAACAGGTCCGACTGGACCTGCTGGTGCAACGGGTCCTACAGGGGCTACAGGGCCTACAGGAGCCACTGGAACACAGGGAGTTACTGGGAATGTCGGACCAACAGGTGTTACTGGCCCTACGGGCGCTACAGGGCCTCAAGGCGTTACGGGTGACATCGGTCCTACGGGAGCTACGGGTCCAGCGGGAGCGACAGGACCAACAGGAGATACAGGACCTACAGGAAGCCCAGGAGTAACGGGCGATACAGGATTAACTGGACCTACAGGACCAACGGGTCCTACTGGTCCTCAAGGTATAACAGGTGACACTGGCGCTACTGGCGCTAGTGGTCCCGCAGGTGCAACTGGACCAAGCGGTCCAGCAGGAGCCACAGGTCCGACAGGGCCTACAGGTCCATCTGGAACTGCTGGTGTAACAGGAGCAACAGGACCGACAGGTCCTACTGGTGCTACTGGTGCTACTGGCCCAGGAGCTGACGCGCTACCGATTTCTCTAATGCTGGGTGGTATGTGAAATACTTTGACAGGGTTATCGTTATCAATGTCAATAGGCGTTCAGATCGTTTAGCACAGTTCCGCAAAGAAGCCGAAACAGTTGGCTTTGACTTTGAAGTACATTCTGCTATGGATGGAAAGTTCTTGGGTATGGACCCAATAGTGGCTGGCAGGTTAAGCCACATAGAGGTTCTACGAAAGATAAAGCCAGATGAGATGGTTCTTATCTGCGAAGATGATGCTAAATTTAGACAAGATTTCATACCAGCTTTAGATGAATATATGGCAGACCTACCCGAAGACTGGGATATCTTCTATCTGGGAGCAGTAAAGAACGAAACTAAGCAGGTCAATAATCACTGGGTTAGACAGGTAGTTTCAACAGGAACCCAAGCCTATTGTGTAAATCCTGCCAAGGTAGATTTATTTATCCAGATAGCCAGAGAGTTTGACCGCCATATAGACATTGCCTATAGGGTCTGGGCTAACAGGACTAATGCCTATATTGCCCATCCAAACCTAGTAATTCAGCACGATGGATTCTCAGATTTACGCGGCGAGTTAGTCTCTGATTTCAAGGGGTTTGAGTAGAATTGTGGTATGAGATTCCACGTAGTAGCTCTACCCCATACACAGGTAACTAAAGAATTCGCAGGTTGTGCGTACACTGAAAAGGTTCGCAGATTCTGCAATATGATGAAAGGGTTAGGCCATACGGTCTACCTATATGCAGGCGATGAGAATGAAGCTCAAGTAGATGAGCACATCTCTTGTATCTCTGAGACACAACGCAGAATCGTTGTAGGCAATAAGCCTTATGTTGAAGCACCCTTTGATTATCGTTTACCTCACTGGCAAAAGTTTAATAAGAAAGCTGCTGCTGAAATTAAGAAGCGAGCAGAGAAGCACGACTTCATCTGTGTAATTGGTGGAGCAAGTCATAAGCCAATAGCAGATGCACTGCCAGCAATGATGACAGTAGAGTTTGGTGTTGGATACGCAGGAGTATTTGCTCAATATAGAGTTTATGAATCTTATGCTTGGATGCACGCAATCTATGCTCAGCATAAGAACGCTGCTCAAGTAGATGGTTCATTCTTTGATGCAGTGATTCCAGGTTATCTAGATCCTGATATGTTCCCAATGGGCAAAGGTGATGGAGACTATTACCTGTATGTCGGGAGAATGATTCCGAGAAAAGGTATAGACATTGCAGCGCATATCTGCAAGACCATCGGAGCAAGACTTATCTTTGCAGGTCCTGGACCACACATACCAAACTATGGTGAGTATCTAGGTCCAGTAGGACCTGAGAAGCGTGCAGAGTTGATGGGTGGAGCAATAGCTACATTTGTCCCAACGCTTTACTTAGAACCTTTTGGTAATGTGAACATTGAATCACAAGCCTGCGGAACTCCAGTAATTACTACAGACTGGGGTGCATTTACTGAAACTGTAGTTCAAGGTGTGACAGGTTATAGATGTCGCAACGTAGAAGAATTTATTCTTGCCACTCAAAATGTCAAGAACTTAGATAGACAGGCTATTAGAGATAGGGCTATATCGCTCTACTCAGTAGATGTCATAGCAAAGCAATATGAATACTATTTCCAGAGACTAATGACGCTCTGGGAAGATGGCTGGTATACGGAAGGAAACAATGCCAACACTGGGAGAAATGGTTGATGAGGTCAGAGCCAATCTACAAGGCTATGCCCTTCGCCAAGATCGCATATCGTATGTAACCAATGCAGGTGGCATTAGCGCTACTAGCACTAACATTACTATCGGCTCTGCTAGTAACCTTGCTAAAGGTGTAGTTGAGATAGATGACGAATTACTTTGGATTGATACCTTTGATAAGGCCAGCAATACTCTAACTGTAGCTCCAGGCTTTGGTCGCGGATATCAAGGAACTACCGCATCACCACACGCCCAGTATGCTCAGGTAACTTTATCTCCAACCTTTCCTAGAGTTAATATCAAGAAGGCTATCAACGATACGATTAACTCTTACTTCCCTAAACTATGGGCAGTAAATTCAACAACCTTTACCTTTAATGCTTCTCAGACTACATACGCTCTGCCAGATGATTTGGAATCAATCCTGTATATGTCTTGGCAGACCACAGGCTCTTCTCAGGAATGGTTACCTATTAACCGTTGGAGAGCAGACCCAATGGCAAGCTCAGCAACCTTTAACACTAACAATACGGTGAACATCTATGAAAACATACAACCTGGTCGTACCGTTCAAGTCTGGTACACAACAACAGCCAATACCCTTGATGCTAATACCGATGACTATGCTGACGTTACTGGTCTACCTGAGAGCTCTTCTGATGTTACTGTACTCGGTGCTTCATACAAACTTCTCAGTTTCCTTGACGCTGGTCGTATAAATCTATCTAGCGCTGAGGCTGATCTTAATGACACCAAGAATCCATACAACTCTGGTGCATCTGCATCTCGTTACATCTTTGCTCTATATCAACAGAGACTTCAAGAGGAAGCATTGAAGTTAGCTGACAAGTATCCAATACGGCTTCACTACACCAAATAAGGAAGGGCTATGGCAACTAGAAAATTCAGTTCAATTAGCGTTGAGACAACGCTTGCCTCTGGTATCAACAGCGCTGTTACGACTCTGACTGTTGCTACAGGAACAGGCGCTGCACTTATGGGTGGTGTGACGCTAGGAGCAGCAGTAGGCGGTATCTATCCAGACCAGTTCACCGTTGCTCTTGACCCTGATACCGCAAGCGAAGAGATTGTCTTCGTCCAACAAGTTTCTGGCGATACGCTAACTATCGTCAGAAGTAGAGCAGGATCTGCGGCTACAAGCCACAGCTCAGGCGCTACTATAAAACACGTCCTAACCTCAGATGACTTAACAGCATTTGAAGAAGGACTTGATGACCAACAACAAACAATACCAACTTCATTTCTCTATATGGGAGCATAAATGGCTACAACCTACAAAGTACTAGGGCAATCTGCCCCTGCTGCAACAACGCAAGCAGATCTATACACAGTGCCTGCGGCTACTTCGGCAATCGTCTCAACGATAACTGTAGCCAATAGAGGCGCTTCCGCTGGAACCTACCGCGTATATGTACGTATCGCGGGAGCTGCTGCTGCTAACGCACAGTATCTAATTTATGACGCATCATTATCTGCGACTTCTACAGATACAATGACTCTGGGAATTACCTTGGCTGCTACAGACGTTGTAAGCGTATACGCATCCACAGCTAACTTCTCATTCAATGCCTTCGGAACGGAGTTATCATAATATGGCAATAGGACGTATTCCAGAACCAGGGACAGGTATCCCTGAGTCTATTATAGCCGCTAAGGGCGACCTGATCGTAGGTACTGCCAACGATACCCCAGGTATCCTGTCAGTCGGCACAAACGGCCACACACTTGTAGCGGATAGTGGAGCAGCCACAGGACTTGCCTACTCTGCTGGCATTCCAGTAGTTCTAAACGCTCAGACTGCTACTTACACAGTTGTCCTCGGTGATGCCTACAAACTGGTCACTATGTCCAATGCTGCTGCTAATGATTTCCAAATTCCAACTAATGCCAATGTTGCTTTTCCAGTTGGCACAGTAATCAATGTTATTCAAATCGGTGCAGGACAGACCACAATCAAGGCAGTTACTTCAGGAACTACTACGATCTCATCAACAGGAGCTACTGCCGCAGAGCCCGACTTGAGGGCTCAGTTCTCAGCCGCTTCTTGCATCAAGGTCGCAACCGACACTTGGTATGTCGTAGGAGATATCGCCTAATGAGTTTAATCGGGATTATTGCTTCACAAAATTATCCGCGCATTGTGCCACTTACTGTCAATTACCTTGTTGTTGCTGGTGGTGGCGGTGCAACTTCATCAGGTGGGGGTAGTGGCGGCGGTGGTGGTGCAGGTGGTGTGCGTTGCACAGTTCAAGCAACAGGCGGTGGTGGGTCTTTACCAAGCGCTTTATCTTTAAGTTTATCTACTAATTATACAGTTACAGTTGGCGCAGGTGGAACAGGTGGTATAAGCACCGCAACCGCAGGTGCAGGCTCTGTTTTTAGCACAGTTTCAACAAGTGGTGGCGGTAATTCTCAAAATGGAAATGGTGTATCAGGTGGTTCAGGGGGTGGGGCAAGAGCATCAAGTGATAGTTGGACAGGCGGCGCGGGAACAGCGAACGAAGGTTACGCAGGTGGCGCCAATAATTTTGCCTCTGGGCCTCCATTTGGTTCAGGTGGCGGTGGTGGTGCAAATGCTGTTGGCGCAACTGCCACAACAGTAACAAGCGGTAATGGCGGCGCTGGTATTAGCACAAATATTTCGGGCTCTTCAATTTCATATGGCGGTGGCGGTGGCGGTGGCGGTTATACAGTTACTAGAGGAACAGGTGGAGCAGGTGGCGGTGGTGATGGTGGAATTGTCTCTGGCAACACCCCAGGCGCTGCTGGCACAGCAAATAGGGGCGGTGGAGGCGGCGGTGGTTCATATAACGAAAGTGACACTGGCGGCACTTCTGGTGGCAACGGCGGTTCTGGAATTGTTATTCTAAGTTTTCCAACTGCTGCTGGAACTATAACTATTGGTGCAGGTTTGACAGGATCAACAAGCACAAGCGGTGCAAATACTATTGCAACAATTACTGCTGGCACAGGGAATGTGAGTTGGGCATAATGGCACACTACGCTTTTTTAGATGAAAACAACATAGTAACTGAAGTCATTACAGGCATTGATGAAACTGAACTTATAGAAGGTTTAGACACAGAAACTTGGTATGGCAATTTTAGAGGCCAAGTCTGCAGGCGAACTTCATACAATAACAACATACGCAAGCAATATGCAGGCATTGGCTACACTTATGATGCCGTCAATGATGTATTTATAGCCCCACAACCTTATCCATCTTGGTCGCTAGACCAAAACTTTGATTGGCAACCGCCAACGCCAATGCCCACAGAGGGCGAATGGTATTGGGATGAAGATAGCCTAAGTTGGCTGGAACAATCTTTATAGATTGTGCTACAGACCTAAAGCCTTAAGGTCATCTGAGGTAAGCCCAAGTGCTGCTAGTTTTGCTTCGGCTGCTGCCCTCTTGGCTGCTGCCTCTGCTTCAGCCTTTTCTTGCTTTGCTTTTAGTTGCGCTTGTTCCTCTATATCTTTTTGCCGTTGAGCAAGTTCTTCTTCGGTCATATCTCTAACTATTGTTTCGTTTGTTTCTGCAAAAGTTTCAGATATCTTCATTTTAATTCCTAACTGTTGGCGTAGCCGTAGATGCGAATTGTGCCCGTCATTGTTCCAGCACTTGAAATAAGACTTATTCCATCATAAGAAGTTGTCGGGGTATGAACTGCCGCATAAGCCGTCCATCTTATGTCGTCTGTGCCGTTATACCAAGACATTTGCGACACTAATGTAGTTGCTTCTGCCTCAAAAGGGCGATTAACATAAAATACAAATTGACTTTGGATAGTGCTACTTCCACCAAAATTACCAACTCTGCCAGCAGTTTGATTATTTGAACCAAAACCTGAAATTGTAGTGCTTGCTCTAGCGCCGAGTGATTGGTAATCGTAATCAGAACCAGTTGCATCTGTTCCACTTGCTCGCATCCTATAATTTAATTGCTCTTCCGCGTTAGAAACACTTAGATTGCAAACAAATAAATAATTCTGATAAGTCGCTGAAAAACAATTATTAAAAGATTGGCTTGCTGCTCCGCTTGGAGTCGCTGAAGCAATAAAGGTTAATGCGCTTGCACCTCCAGGCGCAGCCCACTTCAACCCTGTTGGAGAAACCGAACTATCCGCTACAAAATGGGGAATGTTCTTGGAACAATCTCTAAGGATTGTGGTTGACACCAGAATAATCCCTATGTTAAAGTGGTTCCTATGAAGAAAATACCGCTAGAAACAATGAAAGAAAAGCTACAAGCACGCTATGAATCACAGGGATATGCTGAGGCCCTGTTTAGAAATGACTTCAACCTACTGCTACGCCTTGGTGTTCACCCAGAAGTAGCTACCGTTGAGGATCTGCAACGACTCATTATGGGAGTCAAGGCCACATCAACTAAGGGAACTTACGCAGCTCGCATTAGAAGTATCTTTAAGGCTCTGCGAAAGATGGGCCTGATAGAAAATGAAGCTGACCTAGACCTACCTGCTGTACGCAAGGCAAGAGGATTACCACATCCTTTGACCCCAGGCGAGGCTGAACTGGTTATGACTAAGGCTGACTTGCCTATGAGGGACTGGTTCATAATAGGCTGTAAAGCGGGTCTAAGGGCTATGGAGGTGGCAAACCTTCGTGGGGTAGACCTAGAGCAGGCTGACGATGGATACATCCTCAGAGTGGCAGGTAAGGGCGGTACAGACATATCTGTGCCAGTTGCTGCCATAGTAGCTCAGACAATTTTGAAGCACGAAACCAGTGGCAAGATATGGTCAGTAACGCCTAACGCTCTGACCAAGATGTGCTCACTTGAGATGAAGCGCTTGGGTATACCTAAGAAGACTTTCCACGCCTGTAGGCATTACTTTGCTACCAATATGCTTGAGAAATCAGGCGGAGATTTACTAGCAGTAAGAGATTTAATGCGCCACTCATCTGTGGCTACTACTCAGGTTTATACACAGCTGGCATCTGGAAGAGCTAGATCGCTGGTGAATTTACTTGGTTGATTGAAAGGAATAACTGATGGCCTACGGCGATGATATTACAGAGGGCATTCCCTATGTACTTTCCAATCCTGCTGGGGCCACCAGTTACTCATCAACCAGTGAGGCATACGATGTAGCCTTTGCTGGTCTGCCATTCTTCTTGGCTGCTAGTGATGATACGCCTTATCGTAGAGTTACAGCTCAGTATCGTAAGCAACAGATTGACCAGACCAGAGAGCCTGGCGAGCAGACTCTTACAGGTTGGTGGCTACGATCACAGTCATCATTCCACCTTGGTGCTGGTATTAAATACTTTGAACCGCTACAAGATGAGTCGCTACGCTTCCAGTTTACTGAGTCTAAAGGTGTAGATGTCTGGACTAAGGGACAGGCTACCCTGTTAAACAGCACAGTCAGGGCTGAACCTGCAACAGCAACTAACCTATACCTAGTCGGTGCTAGAGATACTGCTAATAACGTAGATGCAGTTGTCTTTACTGAAGGACCTGACCTTAAGAAACTTACTATGAGCAGTGATACACCTACTGTTACTGACTATGTTTTAACAGCAGCTCCACATACCCTTGATTTTATGGCTTTAACCTCTGATGGCAGTAGATACTTTGCAGCAGATAATGACAAACTTCATAGAGGTAATATTTTTGGTTCTACATCTGATGGTCATATCTATGACCTTGATGGTCCAGTTACCACAGTAGCACTGCGCTATGCAAAGCAACGTTTACTTGCTGGCGTGGGTAGAGAGTTATATGAATTAAATTCCAATATTGCAACTACTGCAGGTGGTCACAATTTACCTACTGCGCTTTATGAACACCCAAATCCATCTTGGATATGGACAACCATATCTGAAGGACCTGCTGCTTTTTATGTTGGTGGCTATGCTGGATCTCAGTCATCTCTATACAAAATTACATTAGATACTGCTAATGCCAATGCGCTAGGTTTTCCAGAATTAAACGTTCCTACTGTTGTAGTTGATTTACCAGAGGGTGAGATACTAAACTCCTTTGATGTATACCTTGGTACCTTTGGAGTTCTTTGCACTAATAAAGGCGTAAGAGTTGCAGTGGTATCTACTGATGGTGACATCAGCTATGGACCATTGCTGGTAGATACAGAGTGCAAGAGTGTAACTTTCAAGGATAGATTTGCTTATGTAACAACCTTGCAAGGTACTGAGTCAGGTCTAATCCGTATTGATTTATCACAGCCAGTAGTTCCTAATAGCCTTGTCTTTGCTTATGCTTGGGATGTTTGTGCAAGCGGTGAGACTGTTAACCCATCATCTACAGACTTCCTTGGTGCTACCGATAGAGTTGTATTTGCTGTTCCAGGTGATGGAATATGGATTGAATCATACGGAGTCAAGGTTGCCTCTGGTTACTTACAGACTGGTTATATCCGCTATAACACCTTAGAGCCTAAGATATTTAAGTTGCTCTTTCCTAGATTTATCTCTACCAATGGTGGCTTGAGTCTGCAGTCTATTGACTCTGCTGGAACCACATACAATATCGGAACCTATTCTCAAGGTGAAACCGTAACAGAAGGTGGTATCCCTTATCCTGCTTCAGCTCAGGAGTATTTAGGATTTAAGTTTACCTTTACTAGGTCTACTACTAGCAATTTACTTGGTCCAATATTTAATGGTTATCAGATTAAATCTCTACCAGCAATCCCTCGTCAGAGACTGATTCAATACCCAGTCTTCTGCTATGACCACGAGAGCGATAAGTTTGGCGTAGAGGTGGGCTATGAGGGTTCTGCTTGGGATCGTATGCAACAACTTGAAGCAGTAGAAAACCTTGGCGATACTCTTGTCGTTCAGGATTTCAGAACAGGTGAGTCCTTTATCGGGCTTATAGAAGAGATGGACTTTATCAACCGCACACCAACAGATAAGCGCTTCTCAGGTTTCGGGGGCACTTTGCTAGTAACTATACGGAGCGTATAAATGACACCTACAGAATGGGCAACCCTTGCAGTAGCAACACTAACCATAATCACTGGCTTTGCTGGCGTTGTACGCTGGTTAGTTAAGCATTACCTAAACGAACTCAAGCCAAATGGTGGAACTTCTGTAAAGGATCAGGTCAATAGATTAGAAAGTCGCGTTGATGAAATTTATCGTCTGCTTATTGATAGGCCTTAGCCTCACAGGTTGCAGTTATGATGGATGGGTTCGCTATCCCTGCCAAGAGTTTGAAAATTGGGAGAAGCCTGAGTGTAATCCGCCTCAATGTGAAGTGACAGGAACTTGCTCTGCTGACTTACTACCAGAGGTGTTTGATGAAAAGGACTAGACTTACTGTTGAAGAGCTACACGCAAGACTCATTGTGACTATTGGAATTATCCTTGCTATTGTCTTTGCAATGTCTGTCTTTGCTTTATTGTGGGCTTTGGTATTTGTGACTCAACCAATGAAGCAGGCTCCCAACGATGCAGCTTTTATTGACCTTGTTTCAACTTTGACAGTTTTCTTGACAGGCACCTTGGCGGGCATTGTGTCTGCTAACGGAATGAAAAACAAAAAGAAAGAAAAGGAAGATGAATGAAACCTGTGGTGAAGGCCGCAAGTCCTGCTGCGATAGTTGTACTACGACAAGCAACTGCGCTTGTACCGAAGCGGAACAAGGCATCGGATGGGCTATTGCCCAGTGCTGCTCACATCAAGGCAAGTCCTAATTCAGATCACAATACTGGACTAGCAGTAGACCTGACCCACGACCCAAAGGCAGGTATTGACTGTGCCGTTATTTTTGAAAAACTTAAAGAGGATGAGCGCGTTTCCTACCTTATCTTCAATAAGAAGATTTGGTCACGCCAGTTGGCTAGTTCTGGCAATCGCAAGTACAGTGGCAGTAACCCTCATACTAAGCATCTTCATATTTCTATTAACGCTGATATGGCTAATGACACTAGCCCTTGGTTTTGGTGGATGAATCAACCTAAGATTGTGAACCAGGCTCTGGCTAAATTACAGCCTCAGCCAAAGAAGAAGGTAGCAAAAGGTACCAATTTGGTACCAGTATGCACCTGCTGCAAGGTTCACAATACAAAACGAAAGGCAATCTAATGGAACAATTAAAGCAAGTCGGTCTTACTTGGTTTCGTGCAGCTGCTGCTGCAGCAATCGCACTATACCTAGCAGGAGAGACTGATCTTAAGGTCCTTGGAACTGCAGCCTTGGCTGGCTTCCTAGGTCCAGTACTCAAGTGGCTAGATACATCAGCCCCAGAGTTTGGACGTGGTTCAAACTAATAGTTTGTAGCAAGCGCGAGGCAAAGGCCCCTGTCACCCACAAGGTGATGGGGGCTTTTTTTTATGCCTAAAAACTATTCTCGTTCTTATCAATAGGGCAAGGCACCTTGACTAGGTTGCCACAGTTGGCACAACTTCCATCTAAACCCCACCAGGCAATCTCATAGTCTTCAAACTGAGCAAAGATACTAAAGACTGTAGAGCCACAAGAGCAGGCGTGGACTGGTCCCAGAGTTCTAAGGTTAGCTGCCTGTATTGGCGGAAGAGGAGTGCTATATTTCAGCAGCCGAAGTAGACGGAACAACACTCAGTTCACGGCTCCTTCCTGATGTCAGTCGCCTCTCGCCGCCTCTAGGCGGCTCGGAACGCTGTTACTGTTTATTCGCTCCGCTCATATTTTAATGACAAGGTGTGTCGTTACTGATACGACACGCCGTAGGAAGGTATATTTCTCTGCTATGACGACACTGGTAGGAATACAGATAGAAGATATGGTGATACTGGCTGCTGATAGCCAGATTACTGAAGATAACTTACGGACTATAAGTAGTACTACACCAAAGATTATTAGTGTTGGTAAATACTTACTGGGACTGGTAGGTGATTCCAGACCTGGTGATATTCTCGCCTATAACTGGAGCCCGCCACCTTACAAGGGAGCTGATCCCGTGGCTTGGATGGGTAAGAAGGTTATGCCATCCATACTTAAAGCATTCAAAGAGAATGGATATGAACCTTATGAAGCAGCGAAAGATAAAGAAGCAGGGTTTGACTACCTTGTATCGTTTGATGGCAACCTATTCCATATTGCAACAGACCTCTCGTTCATCCAGTCGGATGAAGGCATTTATGGAATCGGTAGCGGTGGTGCTTATGCTCTCGGTTATCTTTATGATCGTGTGGGTCGTCTCACTTTGGGTAATGTAGAGCAACACGCCAGACGCGCCGTTGAAATAGCCAGCATCCTTGACATCAATACCTGCCCTCCGATTCAATGTGTCACTCAAGGAAGGTTGCTATGAATCAAAGATGGACTATGTATGTAACTCGTGGGAGCTTAGGCAACTGGGGTTTTGGTCTTGATTACTACAGAGAATATGAAGATATGCCCAAGCAGTTGTTGGCTAGAATATTTGTAATCAATCTGATATTCTTTCGGATTACAATAAACAGGTGGGAAGAATACAAATGGATGTAAAAGATTTATTAGTTAAAGCTCTCTATGAAAAAGAGAACTCTCGTGGCAGGTCAATACAAACAGAGATAGGTCCATCAGAATTAGGCGGCTGTCGCCGTAAGGTCTGGTATAAATTAAACGCACAACCAAAGACCAATGGCGGAGAGTTAAAGCTCGCTGCAATTATGGGAACTGCTATCCACGACACCATTGAAAAGGCTTTGTCAAACAATAAAGAAGTTATGCTTGAGCAGACTGTTGAGCATAATGGGATGAAGGCCCACGTAGATCTCTACATTCCTGAGACAGGCGATGTAGTGGATTGGAAGACAGTGAAGTTGAAGAACCTAACTTACTTTCCAAGTCAGCAGCAACGCTGGCAAATCCAGACTTACGGATACCTGATAGATAAGAGTGGCTTGGGGAAGGTCACTAATGTTCATCTGGTAGCAATACCGCGAGACGGTGACGAGCGCGATGTCAAGGTCCATACGGAGAAGTATGATCCTGCTGTCGCGCTTGAAGCCTTATCTTGGTTAGAGGCTATCAAGACAAGTGAGGTTGCTCCTGAACCTGAAAAGGATGAGAGCTACTGTAAGTTCTATTGTAAATACTTTGACGCATCTGGTGAGATTGGATGCGTTGGTCTAAAAAAAGAACATACAAAGACTGAACTACCACTCATTGAATCTGATGAGGCAAGTAATCAGGCTTTGGAATTTCTACAAATAGATAACAAGATAAAAGAATTGACAACTCAGAAGGATGCAATCAAAGAAGCACTGACTGGTGTTGTCGGGGTTACAGCTACAGGTGTTGAAGTTAGGTGGACCGAAGTAGCTGGACCTAAGCAAGTAGATAAAGAAAAAGTCCAAGAGATTCTTGGATTCGTACCAACTATAAAAGGCAAGGATAGTCTGCGCCTTTCAATCAAACATAATGGAGGTAAGTAAGTGGCTGCACCAGAATCAACAAAGTTCCAGGTTAATTTCAAGACACCAGATGGAACCCTTATCAATCTTTATGCTACATCTAAGGAGGAATTGGAAGGGTTGCTAACAGCAGCCTCTGACTTTTCAGCACTTATTGTTAGCACAAGCCAAGCGTATGCAAGCGCTGCACCTGCTGCTCCCGTTTACGCTAGTGCACCAGCAGTAGCATCAGCGCCAGTATCTGCTGGCGGAGAAGAAACAGTTAATGATAAGTACGGCAACATCTGGGTGTACAACCATCCAAGCGCACCAGAGTGCTCTCGCGGGAAGATGGTTCTAAAGCACGGCAAAGCTCAGGCAACTGGCAAGCCATACAAGGGTTGGTTTGATCCTGCTACTGGTCCTAAGTGGACTGGTGCTAAGGTTCCAAAGGACCAACAAGCGGCAACGATTTGGGCCTAACACTATGCGAGAGCCGCGTGAATACGAGGCTCCGCTGTGCGCACAAGTCGGAGGAGACCATTGGTTCCCAGAGGTTACTGGAACAGACAGTAGTTCTCGTTACCATACAAGTTTTGCAAAAACTATCTGTGGAAGATGTGTCCATAAAACCGAATGCGCTGAATGGGGTATACAGAACGAAAGGTTCGGTATCTGGGGTGGCCTTACAGCCGTTGAATTAAAGACTGCTAGAAGAAAAAGGAACATACCTAAACCAAGGGAGGGACGTAGTGCTTAGGTTAGACAGAGCTTGGAAGTCTTCTCGCACTACAGCACAACCCCTGCCTACAGTATGGAAAGATCTAGAGAAGAAAGATATAAAGTTTAGACGAGGCCAAGTATGTATGGTCGCTGCTGCGCCCAATGCTGGTAAGTCTATGTTCGCTCTGGTCTATACCATTCAGGCAAAGGTTCCTACTTTATTCTTCTCAGCAGATACTGATACCGCTACAGTAATGATGCGAGCATCTGCACATACAGCAGGTCATACTCAGCAGACAGTTGAGAAAATGATTACTGAAAATCCTCGCTACTATGATAAGTACTTGGAGAGTATGTCGCATATACAATGGGTCTTTGATTCCAGTCCTAATCTTGATGATATAGAAATGGAAATCAAGGCTTACATTGAACTCTATGGGTTGGCTCCAGAGCTGATCGTCATAGATAACCTAATGAATGTTGTTGCTGAATCTGATAATGAATGGGCAGGGTTGCGCCAGATTATGGTTGAACTACACGATATGTCTAGGAAGACTGAAGCCTGTGTGCTAGTGCTACATCACGTTTCAGAACAGAGTGAGTATGGTAATCCAACTGAACCTTCAGCTCGCCGTGCTATTCACGGCAAAGTGAGTCAGCTACCTGCGATGATACTTACTCTTGGCTATAGCCCAATAGAAAATACTTTGAGGGTTGCACCAGTAAAGAATCGTTTCGGAAAGCATCAAGCAGATGGCAAGGATTACGTAGGACTCTTTGTAAACTTTGCTACCTGCCAGATATCTGACTCTGATTCTTATGGCAGAGCAGTCCTTAATTCCAATGTGAGCTCCTATGTCTAGTTACAATAAG